ATATATAATCACAATCGTTATCGAGTAAATATTTTATATTTTGATTTCTACCTTCTGCAGGTCCACTATCATAATTATCTTTCCATTGATTCCAATACCCGTTATATTTTTTACTGTATTGGGATCCCATATTAGTAGTAATAAGACAATCTATCTCATTTAAAGGTAGACTATCATATAAAATATCATAATAATCTTGCTTGTTAAAGGTTGTTATACCTACTCCAATTTTCATTTCCATTGTAACGCTTCTCCAGTTTTAGGAAAAGTATTTACAAATATTTCTTTACATTTCAATGCAATATCTCTATGTTCTTTCTGAGTATCTTCACATGTTCTTAAATCGATATAATGAATCCAAGATCTAAAAGAACCTTTCATGAACATAGTAGTCTCAGTGGTGAGAGGCAATATATTACGAGCACACTCTTTAGCTACACCCTCCTTGAGTAATTCATCATATAACATAAAGCTATTATCAAGATGTAAACTAATTGAATTACCTAACTGTTTATCTAGCTCGACAGGCTCGTCTCCAACTTGTCTATTGGTTTTACCTTGTAGACGCCATTCAATATCTTCAAATTTATTAACCTTACTATACCGTTGACTAAACTCTTGAAACGAAAATGATCTATGTCTTAGTATCTGTGCAGCTATTGCTCTTGAAGTCTTAATCTCTACACCCATATCAGTCATCTCAAAGGGAGACCAATGTTTATGTTTAGTTAAATATCTAATAAGTTTAGGAGCTGTAAGAGTGTTGAACTGATTACTCGGATTAGAAACACGAGCAATATACGCTACGAGATCATCTGCGGTTTTAATACCCTCCTCCACTATCTTACCAACAGGCTGTGTAATTGATACAAGTTCTACATTCATCTTTGTATTATATAAATATACAAAAATATATCAACTGATTATAGTGTATTTAGTCTTGATAGCTCTAAAATATACAATAATAATATTAAGCGATAATAATGAATAAAATAATAAATAATTACACGTTATGGCAAGAACAAAACGTGAGCCCAAGAAGCAAAAGGCTTCAAGGGACACAAATATAGAGGACATAATTCAGAAAAATTATTTTACGAATTTTGAAATTAATCAAGAGTTTGAACTTAACAATACACATAAGTCTTTTATAAAGCTAGCTTTAGATAGAGAAACAAAAGTTTCTATAATCGACGGCCCAGCAGGGTCTGGTAAGACCTATCTATCTGTATTAGCTGCTCTAAATTGTTTAAAACATCATTACGTTGAAGAAATTGTTTATATACGGAGCATAGTTGAATCAGCATCTAAAAGCTTGGGGTCTTTACCCGGAGAAGCAGATGAAAAGTTTTTACCATGGATGTATCCCTTATTTGATAAGCTTCAAGAATTACTTACAGAACCAGACGCCAAAAACCTAATGTCTCAAGATATTATAAGAGGTATACCTGTAAACTTTGTCCGAGGAGCAACATTTAGAAATAGCTGCGTTATTATTGATGAAGCTCAAAATCTTACCTTACCGGAACTAATAACAATATTAACTAGAATAGGTAAAAACTGTAAATATTTTATTGTAGGAGATACCAGACAATCTGATATAGGTAAAAAGTCTGGATTTGAAAATATATTCAGACTCTTTAACGACTATATATCAGAAAGAAAAGGTATATATACACACGAATTTACATCCATGGATGTAGTGCGTAGTGAAATACTTAAGTACATCGTAGAGAAGTTAGAGGAATTACATGTGAAACCGTAAAGCTTTTGTCAATCTAGGGTGTAGACTTTTCTTATTTTCCCCGTTTTCAACTAAACGAGAATATTCTCGTTTAAATGCCTCTACGAACTCTGGAGAGAGTTCGAGATTTCGTGGGTAAAACATTCGTGTCTTTAAAGTTAAATATCCTTCACATAGCTCGTCATATTGCATGAAATTATTTATTCGATACCAAAGGCTTTTTTCATTTTTTCCATTTCATTGAGCTCTTCTGGCGTGATTATACCAGTGGGTTCAATAAAATCTCCATCATTATCAACGTACAATTTAATAATTTCAATACGTTCTTTTCTATTACCGAAAACCTCTATAATCCCAGGCCTGTCGTCTTCAATAAAGAATTTAGATTCAGGATTTTTCTGAAAATCTCTATGAACTGCTTTGAATATATTATCTATTTCTTCTATATAATTTTTATCAGCATCTCTTAAGTCATCCTCAACAACCTCTACAGGTGCAACTTTTGAGATAGGTGTAAAAAATATAATATCTAATGATCTCAAAGACTCTCTTACAAGCGGAAGACACTTCTTAATAAACTCTTCATCAATATCTGTGTCCTTCTTAGCTTCAGACCAAATACTATAAACAATATTATCAAGTGGGCATCTATCAAAGATAATGTTATCACTCTTGTCGGTCTTTTGCAATTCATCAATCATAAAGTTCAATATGGCCCATTGAGTATCTTTATTTGTAGAAGATGAATGCTCTAAACCTTGTTCACTAATTATATCCCTATATGTTTTGTTTATAGTTTTATAATTAGTCCACTCTTCAAGAAAGTCCTTGATTAGAGTACTCTTACCTTGACATGATGTCCCACTGATTGCAATCCTCATTAGTATTATTTAGATAATGTATTTAGACCTTCAAGGCTTTATCCCAGATAACTAATTGCAATCTAGGGCTGAAATTAAAGTGATGTTCCTTAGCTAATTCAGCCACCATACCGCTAACCTCAGAGTGCTCTTGTCTACTACCACAACAAGGCATCAACCAAACTCTACCAGAAGGTATATCAAACTTATCTACATACTTAGATAGTACCTCTTCCATATCTGATTGATTCTGTATAACAAACTTAAAGCCAGATCCCATATCAGCATGCCAGGATAATACATCTGGAATATATCTCTTACCAAGCGGGTCTCCATTTGATGATAACTTAGGTGAAGTAGTGAAAGTAGCGGCAACATTTTTATTAATAAGTCTAGCGCTGGGTTGAATAGTTGCGTTAGTTTCAAAATCAATCCTAGGGAGCCAGCCCCAATGTAACATTAAATAATCGAAGAATCTAACTAGCTTTGCTTGCTGAATAAGAGGTTCACCACCAGTAACCTTTAGTATAGCCCCATTATACAAATGATCTTTATAACCAGAGTCTTCAATTAACTTAACAATTTCCTCAAATGTCATTTTATTCTTGACACTCCATGAAATAAAACTATCACACCCATGAGGAGAATCAGCTGAGGCGAACCCCTTACATGTGAGATTACACATAGAGAGTCTCATAAATACAGAAGGCTGACCTATAAACTCTCCTTCTCCTTCAATAGTATAAAATACCTTATCATCAGATAAGAATAATTCATGAGAACCTGTTATATCTTTGCTTTCTTCGCTCATACTCGTATTATATAATTAATTTATTTTTTATCAATATTTTTCTTTTTCTTTTTCCAGTCAATGACATCCCAGTTATCATTTATCTCTTTAGTATTTTCTTTTCGACGTTTACTTCCTTTGCCTGCCATAATTAACCTCTTGTTATAACTACACTATTCTTTTCGTGCTCCCAGATCTCAACTCGCTCAACCCAGCAACGAAATTTAGTCATCTCTTCTATGTATTCTTTACTTACCTCATAGCACCACTCAGCGATACGTTCAATACCAGTACCATTACGCATAACCCTGAGATCACATATACCCTTATCGTGCATCATCCTAAATAGATCTAATTCAGGATCGTCTGCAGCAATACAAGTTGTATGATCAAATTGTTGTTCAAGTTTATTTTTAAGACCCTTCAAACCACCAAAATCAACAACCCAATGATTCCCATCAAGTTCATTACACCCAAAAGTAAATTTACCGTAAAGTTTATAACCATGTATGAGCTTACAGTGACTCGTAGCTCTCGGTTGTCTGAAGGCACAGCTGCCTAGGTCTAGCATTTTTGTACTTTCAAATTTAGCCATATATTTATTATGATATACATTCCGAAATAATCAATATATTTTCTTAAACAATTTTATTAATAATATACTTGAATAAAATAAAAGATATATTATAATATTGTAATTATATGAGAAATAAAGAGTTTATTTTACCTACAGCAAATAGCTCCGCTCCGCGTACGGACGAGGAAAAACAACAAATTATAGATAAAGCAACTATAGCTTATGAAAAATATCTCGATGCTCTTGGTTTTGATTGGCGTAATGACCCCAATAGCTCAGAAACACCGCGAAGAGTAGCAAAAG